AAGATCTTGAAGAAACGAATGGATCTAAAGATCGACTCAGTCGCGGCTCTGATGGATGCGTGGGTCGCATACAAACAGCAACTCGATGATTTCAACTAACGAGAGGAGGTAATATGGGTATTATGTCACGGTTGGCTCGGGCTTGGAATGTGTTTGCGCACGATCGACCCGATCGTTACAAGAATAGTAACTACAGCGAATACCGCCCAAGCTACCGTTCTATCGGATCTACAAACCTGGTCCAAACTCTATACAACAAGATTGCGTTGGACGTTGCGAACACTCCGATTCGCCATGTGAAGGTAGATCAAAATGGTAGGTATGACAGTGAGAAGGATTCTTCACTGAACGAATGCTTGTCTCTTATGGCAAACATCGATCAGACCTCAAATGCTCTAATCTACGAGCTTGTCTATACGATGCTCGAAACCGGTAGCGCAGCTCTGGTTCCGGTCGATACCGACACCGCTCTGAACGAGGAAGGGTCATTCGATGTCCTTTCTCTCCGCGTTGGACGAATCGAGAGCTGGTACACCGACTCAGTCGATGTGAATCTGTATAACGATCGTAGTGGTAATCGAGAAACTATTCGTATCTCGAAGAATTCCGCAGCAATTGTATACAGTCCGCTCTATGATGTTACAGCTAGTAACAGCTCTTTGGCCAACCGACTTGCTCGAAAGCTCGATGCACTCGACGCTATCGACAATTCAGCCCTCGGTAAGAAGTTGGATCTGATTATTCAGCTTCCATACTCTGTCCGAGGCGAATTGCGACAGCAGCAAGCTGAGACTCGACGAGAAGCTATTGAACAGCAGCTCCGAAATTCGGAGATCGGTGTGGCATACGTCGATGGAGCTGAGAAGATCACACAGCTCAATCGCCCAGTTGAGAACAATCTGCTCGATCAGGTCAAGTACCTTTCCGAACAGCTTTACAACGCTCTCGGCTTCACTGAGAGTGTGTTCAATGGCACGGCTGATGCTGAGACTAACCTGTCCTACTACAACCGGACCGTCAAGCCGATTCTCGATACGATAACTAAGTCGGCAACTATGGTCTTCTTGACCAAGACCGCTCGGTCTCAGGGTCAGAGGATCATCTATGTAAGGGACCCGTTCGCGGCGACATCGCTTGATAGTATCGCATCGATGGCTCAGACGTTCATCACCAACCAGGTCATGACGCCGAATGAGATCCGGTCGATCATCGGTTTGCCGCAGTCCACCGATCCTAAGGCTGATCAGTTGGCCAATCCGTATACGTCATCCGCAAACGCGGATCAACGGTCAAACAACGACCAGGAGGTTCAAAATGGCAGCGCCTAATGACGTCGCCGACTTCGACGGGTGGGCAACCGTCGCAGGCATCAAGTGTTCCGATGGGCGAGTTATCTCTCATCACGCATTTGAACAGAACGATGGGGCTGTCGTCCCTCTCGTCTGGCAGCATGGTCACGACAACGTGACTAATGTTCTCGGGCACGCCCAGCTCGAGAAGAAGGCTGAGGGTGTTTACGCCTATGGATTCTTCAATGGATCTCAGCAGGCTGAGCACGCTCGCGAACTGATTGAGCATGGCGACGTTACTGCTATGTCGATCTTCGCGAACAACCTGAAGCAGGATGGCAATGTTGTCAAGCACGGCAACATCGTCGAGGTGTCGCTCGTCCTTAAGGGTGCCAATCCTAAGGCGACGATCGAGAACGTCACCATGGCCCACTCCGATGGCGAGGGCTACTCCGCGATCATCAAAATGGGTGATGGCGACGTATCTCACGAAGACTTCGAGGGCTCCGAGGAATCGGACTCCGAAGATGAGTCCTCTGACGAGGACAAGACCATCGGTGAGATCCTTTCCACACTCACCGAAGAGCAGCTTGAGGCCGTCAATTACCTCATTGCTGCAGCCATCGATGGGGAGTCTGAAGACTCCGAAGAGACCAACGAAGAAACTGAGGAAGTTATGAAGCACAATGTCTTTGAGGGCGACAAGACCCCCGAGAACACGCTGTCCCACGCAGCTTTCGCTGAGCTGGTTGAGACGGCCAAGCGAAACAACACCACTCTGCTCGACGAACTGAAGCACGCCGATTACGGAATCGAGAACATCGGTTACCTCTTCCCGGATGCTAAGAGCATCACGGATGAGCCCATTACTCTCGACCGCGATCAGTCTTGGGTCTCCGTCGTCATGAACGGAACCAAGCACTCCCCCTTCGCTCGAATCAAGTCGGTCCTTGCTGACATTCGCGACGACAAGGCCCGAGCCAAGGGTTACGCCAAGAAGGCTCAGAAGAAGACCGAAGAGGTCATCAAGCTTCTGACCCGTACGACATCCCCGACGACCATCTACAAGAAGCAGAAGCTCGATCGCGACGACATCGTCGACATCACCGACTACAACGTTGTCTCGTGGCTCAAGAACGAGATGAAGGGTAAGCTCAACGAGGAAATCGCTCGAGCCGTCCTCGTCGGTGATGGTCGCCAGATCACCGATCCCGACCGTGTCGACGACGAGGCTATTCGTCCGATCCTCAAGGAGAACGACATTTACGCGATTCACAAGTCGCTCGAATCGAACACCACCGATGAGACTCTTGTGGATGACATCGTCCTGGCATCGGCCGAGCTTGAGGGCTCCGGCGCTCCGACGCTCTTCATTGCGAAGAAGCGCCTGGTCAAGATGCTTCTTCTGAAGGACAAGAACGGTCGCCGTCTGTACGAGACCGAGGCGTCCCTTGCGGGTGCTCTCGGCGTCTCTAAGATCGTCACCGTTCCTCAGTTCGAGGGCCTGGAGCACGATATCAAGGGTGTCAACCACGAGCTTCTGGCTATCGTGGTCGACCTGCGCGACTACACCATTGGTTCGAACGCCGGTGCGGAGCTCGGTATGGCCGAGACCTTCGACATCGACTTCAACCAGTACAAGTACCTGATGGAGACCCGTCTTTCGGGCTCTCTGACGGCACCGTACTCGGCCCTGACGATCTCGCGTAAGAAGGCGTGACCCCATGTCGAGGTTTAGCGGCAAGCTAGGCTTCGTGATGACGCGTGAGACGGAGGAAGGTGTTTGGCTTGAGGACTTTGTTGAAATCCCGGTTAAAGGGACTATTCGTAATCTCTATGTTAGGAACGATAACTCGTCTTCGGCCAACACCAACCTCCGGCTTACCAACGAGATCAGCATTTTGATGGACACAAAGATCAAGAGCTACCTCGAGACTCTGAAATATGTAGTATGGAAGGGTTCAAAATGGGAGGTACAGTCCATCGGTGTTAACTATCCACGGCTGACCATTAACCTAGGGGGACTCTATGCGCACGTATAGGGACCTCCTACATCTACTTCAGCAAGCGGTCAAGCACAATCGAGTGTATTTCCAGCCTCCAGAGAACCTGAAGATTGGATACCCGGCAGTTGTATTCCACTTGTCGAAGATAGAAATCGACCATGCTTCTGATGTACCCTACAAGGGCGCTAAGGAATACTCGGTCACTCTCATCACCAAGGATCCAGAGCCAGACGTGATCGACGAAATCCTCAAGATCCCGTATTCGTCTTTGGATACGACATACATCTCGGACGGAATGAACCATTTCGTCTTCACAGTTTACCTTTAAGGAGGGTATCCTATGGCACAGATCAAGTGGGACGAAGAGGGTTCCCATTTCTATCACACCGGCGTTAATAAGGGCGTTCTGTTTCCCTTTGATAATGCTCAGAACCGATATAGCGCGGGTGTTGCCTGGAACGGTCTTAAGACCGTCACGGAGACTCCGGAGGGCGACGAGTCCTCGGACATCTACGCAGACAATATCAAATACCTCTCTCTGATGTCGGCCCCATCGTTCAAGTTCACGATCGAGGCCTACACATACCCGGACGACTTCGCTATCTGTGACGGTACCGCTCAGCTGGTTAAGGGTGTTAACCTCGGTCAGCAGCCGCGTACGCGCTTTGCGTTCTCCTACTGCACGAAGCTGGGCAACGACACCAAGGGTGATGCTTACGGCGAACTGCTGCACATCATCTACGGCGCGACCGCGGCTCCGTCCGAGCGTGCGTACAACACGGTCTCTGACTCCCCGGAGGCGATCTCGTTCTCCTGGGAGTGCTCGACTGTTCCTGTCCAGGTGGATGGATTCCAGCCGGTCTCCGTCATCACGGTCGACTCCTCGAAGCTTGATGCGGCGAAGTACAAGAAGCTCACGGACAAGCTGTATGGCGTTGCTGCTGCTGGTGGCGGTACTGCTACCCCGACCCTCGTCATGCCTAACGAGCTGCGTACACTTCTGGCGTGATCTCACTCACGCTTGAGTTTGGGGGAGAGGAGCGGTTTGACGAGCGTAGTAATACGTTTGTTACGCTGGAACCGTTTACAGTTACTCTTACACATACCCTGTCTGCGGTGGCTGAGTGGGAATCCGTCTACAAGCGGTCATTCCTGGAGACCCCACCACAGACTGGCGAAGAGTTAGTGTACTACATCCAGTGTATGTCGGACCGCCCTCTCCCTCGAGATTTCATCAAGCGGCTCGACCAATCCGTTCAAGTCAAAATAGCAGACTATTTGTCTGACAATGCTACGGCGACAGTTCTATGGAATCCACCTTCGAATGGAGGCCCGCGAGACACAATGACCAGTGAACTGATCTACTGGTACATGACTCAGTTGGGTATTCCATTCGAGGCCGACAAGTGGAATTTGAATCGGCTACTTACGCTGATTCGTCTCGCCGCAGCCAAGCAGAACAACCAAAAGCCGGACGCACGGGCCTCAGCAGCT